GATCAGGATTACCCATCATGGAATACATGCCAGATCGGGATAAGGTATCCAGAGTTTACGCAGCCACGCCTATCATGGAAGCAGGGCGGCTATGGCTACCCACCTCTAAGAAATGGGCAGATGATCTGGTGGAAGAGTTAATTCGTTTTCCAAATGCAGCCCATGATGATCAGGTAGATGCGCTGACTATGGCAGTACACTACATGCGTGACTCATGGAACCTTGCACATCCTGATGATCCTAATTGGGATGAGCCTGTCAGGGAAAAGAAATCTACCTATTGGACATTCTAGTTTAGTATGATATACTGTAGTGGGTTAGGCAAGGTAACTTTTGTTACAGGGGAATTAAAAATGTCTTTATTTGAATATGCACAAGAAGTAGTATCCAGAAAACTAGAACGTGAGAAGCCTATGCTTAGTGTTAGCATGGGAATGCAACCTGTTATGCCTATGGCGCAAGGAGGTGGTCTATCTAGTGTTCAGAACAGTCTGAACATTAATGGTCAGCCACACAGACTGGCCTACATTAATCCCAGTGAAGAAAATTTATTAAAATCACTTGGTGGCAGTGGTGAAAAAGTAAATGGCATCCCAGCTTATTTAATGGGCGGTGAAGAAGGCCAAGGAGCAGACGGAGAAGCAGCAACAGGTTCCGATCCCGGAAATGATAGTGATCCTGATAGTAGTGATAATACTGGTAGCAATCAAAGTCCCGGCGTCGGCAATGCGGGTCTCGGCAGTTCCGGCAGTCCTGATACATTTGATGTTCCTTCCTTTACCTACAGTGTACCAGAAGATACCTTTGATGCCCGATCCGAGCAAAATCTCGGCCCACCGGACACTTTTTCTGTTAATCCTGCAACAGTAGCTATCGGAGCAACATTAGGTCCTGTTGCTGCTGCTATCGCAAATGCTATCGGTATAGGCAAAAGTATGAGCTTTGATATTAGTATTCCCGGTAGCCAAACACCGGGCGGCTATGGTGATACAGGCACTGGTAATCAAGGTGGTAGCGGTCAGGACGCCGACGAGGACGCCGATACAGGCACCGATGCTGGTGGAGATGATATTATTATTAGAGAAAAAATTGCAGCAGTTAGACAAGTCCCTGTTGAAGAAGTAACAGTAGCAGAAGTTCAACGAGCCAAAAGATTAACTGCTGCACAGCGAGTAACTGGCACACGAATTGAAGATATACTAGATGATATTTATGGTAGCGGCAAAGGTGCAGGGCTACTAGGCATTACAACAAATAATACAGGAACAGCATAATGGCAACCGAACGTAACCCTTTCGACACGATCCCTGAAGAAGAGGATAATATAATCCCTCTCATGGAGCAGTCTGAAACAGGAGCAAGCATTGAGATTGATCCTGAAGGTGACGGTGTTATTGTAGATTTTACTGAAGCTGTAGGCATGGAAGCGACTGACGAAGTTGCTGAGTGGTATGGTGATTTAACAGAGACATTAGAAGAAGAAGAACTTCTTGAGATTGGCCGCATGGTCATAGATAATTTTCAAGCAGATAAGGAGTCCCGTTCTGAATGGGAGTCTATGTTTGAACGTGGGTTTGATTTGCTAGGCTTAAAGCTAGAGCAGGGTTCAGAACCTTTTGAGGGCGCATGTACAGCAGTCCACCCACTACTAATTGAATCGGCTGTTAAGTTTCAGTCGAAGGCTTCACAGGAACTCTTTCCTGCAAGTGGTCCAGTAAAAGCAAATATTCTAGGAACAGCTACTCCTGAAAAGGAAATGCAAGCTAACCGTGTTCAGAACTTTATGAACTATCAGGTTACTGAGCAGATGCCAGAATACTTTGACGAATTTGAAAGAATGCTTTTCCATCTCCCCTTGATTGGTTCAGCGTTTAAAAAGATTTACTATAGCTCTACACTGAAGCGCCCTGTCTCAGAGTTTATTCCTATTGATCAGTTTTATATTTCTTACTATGCTACTGATCTTCGGAATGCTGACAGGTATACGCATGTAATCTATCGTAGTCCTAAAGATATTCAAAGAGATATCAATGCAGGAGTATATCAAGATGCTGATCTTCCTACTCCTTCTCAATCAGGGATTACTTCTTTTGCAGAGAAGATTGATACTATTCTTGGTTTCAATCCTGATTATGACAATGATCCTCAGTATGTCTTACTGGAACAGCATTGTTATCTAGACATTGAAGATGCTGATGAAGCACTTCCATATATTGTAACTGTTGAGCAGGATTCTCGACAGGTACTAAGTATTCGTAGAAACTATGAGCAAGACGATCCTAACCGTGAGAAGCGGAGTCACTTTGTTCATTACAGGTTTGTTCCCGGTTTTGGTTTCTACGGTCTTGGCTTAATTCATTTCCTTGGAAATCTGACAATGAGTGCGACGGCAGCAATGCGGTCTCTTATAGACGCAGGTCAGTTTGCTAATCTTCCGGGCGGGTTTAAAGCTAAGGGTGTCAGGATTGTTGGAGATAATGATCCAATCAGTCCGGGCGAGTTCAAAGAGGTTGAAGCAACCGGTATAGATTTATCAAAGGCTATTGTTCCCCTCCCCTACAAAGAGCCTTCCTCAACTCTATATCAGATGCTACAGTTTGTAGCTTTGACAGGACAAAAGTTTGCAGATAGCACAGAGCAAGTAATTTCTGATGCTGCCTCTTATGGACCCGTTGGCACGACTATGGCGTTGCTTGAAGCCAGTAGTAAGTTCTTCTCGGCTATTCACAAGCGAGTACATAAATCACAGAAGGATGAATTTAGAATCCTTGCCAGTATTAACTATGATTACTTACCTGACGAATATCCATATGATGTCCCATTTGAGTCGCGTAGTATTTTCCGAAAAGACTTTGATGGTCGTGTAGATATTATCCCTGTATCTGATCCTAACATTCCATCTAATGCCCATCGCATGATGTTGGCTAACATGGCATTACAGATGGCACAGCAGTCCCCGCCGGGAATGTTTAACCTAGAAGCATTGAATAGAACTATTCTACATGCTGCTAACATGCCTAACCTAGAACAGATACTGCCTCCTAAGATTGAGCCTCAAGCTATGGACCCAGTGTCTGATATCATGGCTGCAACAAAGGGTATCCCTATCGGGGCATTCCCCGGTCAGAACCATGATGCACATATCCAGACTAAAATGGCTTACCTCCAAGACCCTATGAACGGCTCTAATCCTATTATGGGTAGGCTCCGTCCTATTCTTGAAGCTAACATTCAGGAACATTCTGTAATGAAGTATCAGGAACAGGTGGCAGGTATGACTCAGCAGTTGATGCAGGAAGCTGGACCAGATGCTGCTCGTAACCCACAGGTAATCGAAATGATTACAGCACAGGCTGCACAGCAGGTTCTTAATGCTAACATGGCTATGGGCATGGCACAGTCGCCAGAGCAGCAGCTAGTTGCACTTGAACAGGCCAAGGTAGAACTTGAGAAACAAAAACTTCAGAATGATACTGCTATCTCAGCGGCTGACATGGAACTGAAGAATAAGAAACTTGAGCTTGAAGAGAACGATCAGATTATTAGTATGTTGAAAACTAACTCTACTGATAACTTTAAACGAGAGAAAGCCGAACTAGATCGGAATAGTAAGCAAGATATCAAAGCCCTTGAAGCTCTTACACTATTGGCTATTGAAGCTGAAAAGCAGCAAGGCAAAGAAAAAGAAAACACAACTCAAGAAATATTTGAATTTCTTAAACAGTTTCAAGGAGACAACCAATGATGACAAAAGGAAAGGGCTATTACGATCATGTGAAGCCCGATGTTAAAGGTATTACTGATGGATACATTACACATGTACCGTTTTCTAATCGTGCTACGTTTGGTGATGTAGTGAAGGAAGAGTCCTATGGCACACGCGCAAATCGCAGTGTCCTTGGCGAGTTCGATAAGTCCTCGTTTGAATTTCCCGGACCTGCTAAACTTAAGTAATGACTATCTGGGACGAATTTGTTCAAACACTAAATGAAGAAATTAATAATCTAAGAGTGTCTCTAGGTAATGGCAGTGCCAGTGACTATGCTGAGTATAGGCAAATGGTAGGCACGCTTTCAGGGTTAGAGTGGTCAAGAGACCGTCTAACTGATATTGTAAAGAAACGCATATACGACGAAGATGAGGAGTAAAATGCAACAAGTAAATTTAGGTAATTCTATTAAAAATGATCTCTGGATCACAGACCCTATTGAACAGCCGGACCCTGATGTACTACCATCACTTCCCGGCTTTCATATCCTAGTCCGCCCTGTTTCGGTTAAGTCGCTAACCAAGGGTGGTATTATTATTCCAGACTCTACCAAAGAAGATATGGCATATCTTACAACTATTGGTAAAGTTTTAAGCCTTGGTGATCTTGCGTATGGAGATCAGGATAAGTTTCCTAAAGGTAACTGGTGTAAGGAAGGGGACTATGTTTGCTACGGTAAGCATACAGGAACTAAGCTATTTTATAAAGGAGTACGGCTTATTCTATTGTTTGATGATCAGATCATGCTCCGTGTAGAAAACCCTGCTGATCTTGATCCTACCTTTAATCTTAGTGCAGGATCAGCTTAATTTGTAGATATAACAATACTATGCTATAATATACTAATATAATCGTTAAATCGTTTGTTTCGTAAACAACGGGAAAGAAAAAAACAATGATCGAAAAAGAAGACTGGAGCGAAGTATCTGTTCCTAATGATGCAGAGGAGAATGAAGTTGCGTATGAAATTGAAGAATCTTCTGAACAAGCTGTTGCAGTTTCTGCACCTGAAGA